AGTCCCCGGACTGACAAGAATCCGGGGGCGCGAAGTGTTAGCCCCCGCTATTGTCTTCACTTGATAGTTACGACCGTGATTCTTGGATTATTGAATATAAATAATTCTTATGCTTACTCAAAAGCGATTGATGTAAAAGAATTAAAAGGATACGCATATTCGCAAATGAGTTGGCCTAAGTTTGAATGTTATAACTACCTGATAACAGCTGAAAGCCATTGGAATCCTAAGGCTCGAAATGGCTCGCACTATGGGTTGGCTCAGATGCGTAACCCTAAGGTGAGGTTGCTCAATGGATTCGAACAGATTGATTGGCATTTAAGATATTTGAAACACAGATACGATAATGATCCGTGCAAAGCGTTAGCACACTTCGAATCTAAGGGTTGGCATTAGTGGCCAGAGAATACGACAGCACACACTATAAGAAGTTAAGGGCTAAGATGCTGGCTCAAGATAATGTCTGCTATTACTGCGGCCAAGAAGCAACCACTTTGGATCATATTATTCCGATTAGTAAAGGTGGCATTACATCTGAAGATAATTGCGTGCCCGCTTGCCATCGATGCAATAGCGGAAAGCGAGATCGGATAGCCCCCGGGTCTTTTTTGTCAGATCGAAGGACACCCACGACCCCCATCGGGAGTTTTATACCCGGGAATCAGACGACCCGGGTTCATTATGCTTGAGCTGGTTCAATCACAAAACGAATCAGCTGAGATCGTTTCACTTCGGGCAGGTTCGGCTTACCGTGGTGTGGTAAAACCACGAATTCACACTAGAATCACCGAAAACCCTTCAAAAGGCTTAGATTTTGTTGAGTTTTGCGCTAAATACGGTCAAGAATTGTTACCTTGGCAAGAATGGTTAAGCGAGCAAGTCTGCAAGTTGCAACCCGATGGCCGATGGCAAACCCCGGTTCACGGGATCTTAATCGCTCGACAGAATGGCAAATCTACTTGGATGGCGTGGCAAATCCTTTGGAGAATCTTCGGTTTAGAACAAAAATTACAAGTCCACACAGCTCATAAATTAACTACCTCAGCTGAAATCTTTTATAAAATTCACGCAATCATTACTCAACACGCGGAACTGGAATCGCAATTAAGTAAAAAAATGGAAGCAAGAGGATTTCAAGAGTTGCAATTTACCGGGGGAAGAAGATACATAGTTCGAGCATCCAATTCAGCCACTCGCGGCATTAGTGCACCCGATACTATCTGGCTTGATGAAGCTCGCGAATATCACGACGAAGATGTCTGGTCATCCTTGCGATATACGCAAATGGCTTCAGCCAATCCTCAAGCGATTTTGCTATCTAATGCTGGAGATCAACACTCAGTCGTCCTAAATAAATTAAGGGAACGCGCTTTAGCTTCTATTTTGACTGACGATTTATCGATGGGCTGGTGGGAATGGTCTGCACCACCGGAAATTAAATTTGATGGCAGTTCTAAATTTTGGGAAGGCATAGCCCAGGCTAATCCGTCACTTGGTCACACAATTCACCCGGATAATATCCGAGCAGTTTTAAATGATCCCGAAGATATTGTTCGAACTGAAGTTTTGTGTCAATGGGTTTCAACAATTAACCCAGTTATTCATCCTTCTCAATGGGAAAATTGTCGAATTGATGGATTAAGACTAAATGAAACCGCCGACACTTGGTTAGCAATTGATTTATCGCCGGATCGACGCCAAGCCGCTTTAGTAGCGAGCCAGCATTTAGATAAGGATCGATTCCAAGTGCAATTGCTTCAGACTTGGACTAACCCGGGCTATTTATCAGACAAACTAATCGCCAACGATATTGCGGATTGGTATAGGCGATTCCCGGTTCGCAAAATTGCTTATTCGGCTCGAACTGCCGCAGCTGTGGCCGCAAGGTTGATCCCGGCTGGTTTCCCGGTTGAAGCAATTGATGGTCAGCCTTACGCACAAAGTTGTGACGAATTCCTATCGGCAATTTCAAGTGGTCGATTGGCTCATTCCGGTCAAGATGAATTGACTCAGCATTGCTTGTCAGCGGTAAGACTTAATTTTGGAGATGGCGGTTGGGTAATGGGTCGTAAAGTTTCAGCTGCGGTTATCACGGGAGCGGTCGCCGCAGCTATGGCCAGTCATTATGCGACACAACCGGCAAATGAGATTGACATTGTGGCAATTTAACTGCTAGGTGGTAGAATCTTTGCTTAAATGGGCATCCGCGATTTCTTTTTTCCAACCGTAACTCCTGCCCGCAATTCTGATATTGAAGCTTCATTAACACCGATTCAAGTTACGGATGCTGTCTATAATATTTTAGGCGGCGCAACAAATACGACGCGCAAATTAGCAATGAGTGTTCCAGCAGTTGCTCGAGCGCGAAATATTATCTGCGGAACTATCGGCTCCTTACCTTTGGAAATGTATAATCGTCTTACCGGCGCTCACGTCGAGCCAATGCGAGTAATTAATCAACCTGATCCGAGAGTTGCCGGTTTTGTTATCTATAACTGGTTGGCTGAAGATATTTGGTTTTATGGCGTCGGTTATGGACAAGTTTTGGAAATGTATTCGGCAACCGATGGCGGAAAAGTGCGGGCTTGGACTCGCATTTCTCCGGATCGCGTTACAGTTGATACAAACGCAAAGACTACTGAAATTATTGGATATAAAGTTGATGGAATTTCTGTGCCGAATATTGGCGTGGGTTCGATTATCAGATTTGATGGATTTGATGAGGGCTTTTTGCATCGAGCTGGCAAAACTGTCAATGCGGCAGTTTATCTAGAAAATGCAGCGGTTAATTATGCTAAAGACCCTGCACCTTCAATAGTTTTGAAATCAACCGGGACAAATTTACCAGCCGAAAGAATCAGCGCACTTCTAGCGGCGTGGAGAACTTCGCGTCAATCAAGAGCGACCGCTTTTCTCAATGCTGACGTGGAATTAAAAGAAGTTGGTTTTGATCCTAAAGCGTTGCAACTCGTAGAAGCTAGACAATATGTCGCTTTAGAATTGGCCAGAGCCGCGGGAATCCCGGCCTACTTTTTATCCGCCGAAACTACTTCAATGACTTATTCGAATTCCATTTCTGAGCGCCGATCTCTAGTTGATTTTTCACTTAGACCGATTTTAAGCGCCATAGAAAAAAGAATATCAATGCCGGATTTCGTGCCACAGACTACTGAGGTGCGATTTGACCTTGACGATTTCCTACGCGGCAATCCGCTAGAGAGAGCGCAAGTTTATGAGATACTCAACCGAATCGGAGCGATGAGCGTTGAGCAAATTCAAGAGGAAGAAGATTTAATCCGATGAAAGTAAATTTTCCAATACAGATAACCGCTGCCGATTCAATTAAACGCACTATTTCCGGCAAAATTGTTACTTGGAACGAAGAAGGTAATACTTCAGTAGGCCGCACAGTCTTTGCGGCTGATTCGATTGAAATGAAGCCGGTTAAATTGCTTTTAGAACACGATCGCACAAGACCAATCGGCAAAATGCTTGCACACGAAGTCACAAATGACGGAATCGTTGCAACATTCAAAATTGCTAACACAATGGCCGGAGAAGATGCGCTTGTTGAAGCAACCGATGGACTGAGAGATGGTTTTAGCGTCGGCGCAATGATCGATGAATGGTCAAATGACAATGGCGTAATGCGAATCGCAAAAGCGCGACTGGAAGAAGTTTCTTTAGTAACTGATCCGGCAATTGATTCCGCTCGAGTGAGCGAAGTGGCAGCTTCAGAAAATGAAGCACCAAAAGAAAATTCTGAGCCAGCAACCGCTGATTCAGACAAACCAACCGAAGGAGAACAAGTGTCAGACACTACCGTTCCAGCTCCTGCCGAAGAAACGGTAGAAGCTGCCAAGGTGGAAGCCGCTGCACCACGTCCAGCGTTTTACACCGCTCCTCGCCTTGAGTTCACGAAGGCGAAATACCTAGAAGCATCAATTCGCGCAAAAGTTTTTGGCGATGATACTTCCCGTCAGTACGTTTTAGCCGCTGACGATTCCACCACTAACAATGCGGGCTTGATTCCAACCCGTCAATTGACAGAAGTTGTCAATCCACTTTCCAACGCTGATCGTCCAACACTTTCGGCAATTTCATCCGGTGTTTTACCTGATGCGGGAATGACCTTCGAAATTCCAAAGATTACCGCAGTTCCAACAGTCGGAGTTGAGACTGAAGCTGCTGAAATCGATGAAACCGGAATGACCAACAGCTTTATTTCGGTATCAGTAAAGAAATTTGCTGGCGCTCAGACATTTAGCGTTGAACTTCTTGATCGTTCAAGCCCTGCTTTCTTTGACGAACTTGTTCGCCAAATGGAATTCGCTTACGCAAAAGAAACAAACCGTTATGCAGTTGAAACAATTGCAAATGATGGCGTTCTTAACGCAACCGGCGTTGCAGAATCAGCAACCGGACTACTTTCTTACATAGCATCTGCTTCCGCGGCTGTTTATAAGGGTTCACTTGGTTTTGCTCGTAATCTCGTAGTTTCACCGGAGCAATGGGCAAACATTATGAGCTACAACGATACTGGTCGCCCAATTTACACAGCTTCACAGCCACAAAATGCTGGTGGTGCAGTTTCGCCAACTTCCATTCGTGGAAATGTTGCAGGTCTTGATCTTTACGTAGATCGAGCCATCACAGGAACTGGAAACACAGGTCTTGGCGATTATTCAATGGTCGTTATCAATCCTGAAGGTTACACTTGGTACGAATCACCACGATTCCGTCTTGAGACCAATGTAGTTTCAAATGGCAAGTTAAACGGCCAAATCAAGGTTGCCTACTACGGTTACGGCGCGCTCGCAACAAAGATTGCAGCTGCGGCTAACTGGTTCAACAAGAGCTGATAATCCAAATAGTTAAAGCCAGTCCGCTCCCGAGCTGGCTTTAACGTCTTAGATGAAAGGATAGGAAATGCCCTCGATCTGCACCGCAAGCGAATTGCGTACTATCTTGGGCGTTTCCTCATCCCTTTATAGCGATTCTTATTTAAACGATATTCTTGATACCAGCGAGTCGATTATCCTTCCAATGCTGGTCACGTTTTCAACCCGGGTCGATAAAGTTTCCTTAACCGACAATGTCGCTTACTATCACACTTCAACAATTCACGAATTCACTCTAGGCCAGTCAGTCGTAGTTACTGGCTGCGGCTCGCCTTTCAATGCCACCGTTACAGTCACCGATGACTTAATATCGGACTATGTATTTACCGCCGCAATCACAAATGCTGATATTGTGGAAAAAAATGTTATCCCGGCAGGAACAGCTACGCTTTCAGGAGCATCAACCTATGTGGGAAATTCCGCTGTCGAATCTGCTGTATTGGCAGTCGCAGTCGAAGTTTTCCAAGCAAGAACCGCCGCAGGGGGACAAATAGAAGGCGTTGATTTTACGGTTTCACCTTTCCGCCTTGGTCGATCATTATTTAACAGAGTATCCGGATTACTTGGCGCATATTTAGATGTCGAAACGATGGCGCAATAATGCCGGCTTCAACAATTTCCGGAGACGTTCGCGGAGCGATTAAAACCGCATTAGCATCATTAAGTGCCAATATTTATGATCACGTTCCCGAAGCGCCAATAGTTCCGGCTATAGTCATCGTTCCGGATTCGCCTTATGCAGAATTAGAATCTATTGGAAAAGCCAACGTGCGAGTGAAATTAAATTATGTAATTACTTGCTGCGTTGCTTATTTAAGCAATCCGGCTTCACTCGATAATCTTGAAAAATTAGTAATGGCAACCCTTGGCGCATTAAGCGCTTCTAAATATGAACTTTCGACGGTTGAAAGACCGACGATTACCCAAGTTGGAAACACGAATCTTCTAGTTTCCGACATCCGCTTGAGCGTCCGCTACGAGCAGACAAACTAAAGGAGAACAATGGCAACGACAATCATTACAGGTCGCGACGTCACGTTCACTCTGGCTTCTTCGACTTACGATGCTCAGGTGACATCTGCGACGCTTTCGGCCGACACGGTGATCGAGACTTATCAGACTCTCGACGGCCGCGCATACAAGTCCATCGATAAGCAATGGACATTCACGATCGAATTACTCCAAGACTGGGGCGCAGCTTCATCATTATTTGAAGCAATGTGGGCAGCTGCAGAATCAGCACCTAATACAACCTTGGCGGTAGCTTTCACAGCTGTAACAGGCGCAGCATTTAGTTTCAATGTCCTTCCAGTATTCCCATCTGCTGGTGGGGCTGCTCCGGGGGCTTTGACTGATACTTGGACTCTGACAGTCGTCGGAATGCCAACTGAGTCGTTCACTTAAGAGATCGGAGCATCGGGAGTATGAAGTTATTAATCACAATTAAATACAACAACGGCGAAGAAGCAACTTACGTTGCCGGATTGCCGGAGTGGGCTAAGTGGGAGCGAAAGACTGGTAAATCGATCTATCAGATGACGGACATTAAAGCCTATCAACAGACCGATTTCTTGTTTCTCGCTCACGCTGCCTATGTTCGAAGCGCAGCCGGAAAGCCGACAAAGGCTTACGACATTTGGGAAGCAACGGTCGATGAAATCGTCATCGGAGATCAGTCAGACCCAAAAGTTACCCCGCCGGAAGCGTAAATCGCCTTCTAATTGAAGTCGCAATCGCAACCGGGATTCCAATGCGAGAATGGACTGAGATCGAAGAAGTGCTAACGGCGAAAGAGATTTTGGAGATTCGAAACGGTGTCAAGTGAAGCGATTTCTTATAGTTATGATCG